GCACGTAAAACTGAGGTTTTGAGAGTGATTTTCATGAGTAACACCTATTTAAGTTAAAAAAAGAAAAGAAAAGAATTAAGGCAGCAATACATCAAAGTATGAAATGGACACGGGCGATGAGCTTGAATTAGACGTTATCGGCTTATGTTGCGATTTTGCTGAGTCAGATTGGCAAACAATAGCGTCTGATTATGAGGGTGCAATCGAATTAGATAAAGAGCAAGATCAAGATATACAAAAAACGCAAGTGCTTGATTTTCTAGCAGATCAAGGGGTTTTGATAGGTGAAACCTCTGATTCAATCGTTTATCGTCAATTCTGAAAGGCTAAAAATGACACAAATAGATGCATTAACACAAGCTCTGTTTTTAGCGATAACCGCACCAACAGATAAAAAAGCAAATCAGGCCATTAAATTAGCAAATGAATTGGCAAATGGTTTGGCAGAACATGAGGTTGAATTGTGCAAAGAAAATGCACTTTACTTGCAATATAAAACTCGCAAATTGGAGGAAGTATGACCAAAGCAAAACCCAAAGATAAAAGACACCCAAAGATCATTAATGAATGGATGGTTTATGAGGGTCTAAACGACATAAATTCTGTTTTTGGGGCTTTGACCACGTTTGAAGCTTATTTGGAAAGCCCAAAATTCAATAAATATCATGCACAAATGGCCTTAGATTGTCTGCGATCTACTCTATGCACTGGCACGATGGCCATTGAAAACTGGTGCGAGTTACAAGATGAGGTCAAACCATGAAAAAAGAATACTTATTCAACGTCTGGGCAAAGGGTGATTTTTCTGTGACTACAATTTTGGCAGAGAGCATAGAAGCAGCATTTGAGCTTTTTTGTGAGCATAGGGGCTTAGATGGAAAAAACGTTTATGCTGAAACAGTAATGAGGCACTCACAATGAAAATTGGCAGCATCATTGCTTATGATTGTGACCCAGCAAAACTAGGTGAGGTGACACAAACCTTTTTCTATCCCTCTGGTGAATTAGGTCTACTGATAAAACCCTTTGATAACTCATGCACATTTTTTTCTAAATATGCGAGTGAGGTTTGGCTATTGGCAGACAAGCTCTGAGCATTTCCACAAAAACCCAGCGTCAAAACTGGGTTTTTTTGAAAGTGTTTGCGAAGTGAGTGCTTACATTCCATAGAATCGATTTAAAAGCCCTAGAATCGGTTTATTGTGCTTGAGGCATAGTAGACCTAAGCAAAGCAAAAAAACGGCTTAAAACGGGTTTTAATGGCACTCTGGGTGCATCATTGCATTGTGTCTCATGCAATAGCAGCATTCTGGCATAAAGTGGCATTCTGGGGTTTAGCGAAGTGAGTACCAACTAACGTATTTTTGCGAAGTGAGTGCTAACTTACAAAAAACTAAGGGTTTTCCCTAAAAAACGGGTTTTTACAAAAAAGTGGCATTTACTTTTTAGAAAGTAAAGTTAACCAATTTTTGGAAAGTCAAAGTTTTTGAAAGTTTGGAAATTAGAAAGCATTTTCATTTTCAGACCTGGCAGACAAAAGTCTCATTATTGTGATGTTCAGGGCATCAACCTGATCCATCTTTTTTATATTCCAGATTCGCCTCTGACCATGCCATCCTAGGGTTGGATTTGTGTGGCAGTCTTTGCATAGGGCTATGCAGGTGTACTGAAGACCTTGTTTGTAATGGTGGGCTTCTGATGGTCCTGATGCGTCACATACTGAACATGGAAGCATCTTCACCCTTGCTAGGTGCAATCTTTCCTTTGCGTTCAGCTTGTTGTTCATTGAGTAGCCCTGACCTCTAGTCTGGCTGAGTACTGGTTAGTTCTCCAGACCTCGATCCTTGCTTGGGCAGCGGTCATTAGCCAACGATACTTCTCTTCCTTTTCCACGGCAGCTCTTATGCCCTCAAGAACTTCTATGTATTCTTCATGGGCATAGGCAAAGGTTTCTTGTTTACCCAGAACTTCCGTCCCTGCCTGGCTCATTAGGTGAGCCTTCTTTGACTTGCGGAACTCCTCCAAGTACAGGCGCTCTGCTTTCGCTTGGGCGTACAAGGGTGCGGTGTCGATCAAATACTGAATTGCTTTGTCGGGGCTGCTCTCCATGAATTAATCTCCAATGCTTCTCTGCTAAACGTCTTATTCCTTCCGACAAGGAACCATTCCCTGCCAAGGTCAATGCTTGCTCATGGATAGGTGCTACCCTTGCTCGGATAGTCCTACCTTGTTCGCTGATCTTCTTGCGACCAGCGCCTTTTCTTGAGCCGCCACGTTGTTTCATGGCTTGAATTATATGCTACAAAATCAATTCTTTATGGCTTTTAGTACAAACCTAATGTCATCGTCTTCTTCTTGGAAGACAGTTTTAAAGTCTGCTTTGTAGATATTCCTGAAGTCAGACATGGGCGTTCTGCCTACCTGACGTTTGTACTCATCTTGGGATAGGAACACCAGTTGTTCAAGCTGCATGATTCTTGTATGGCTTGGATCACCATATGCCCAGACTGAACTTCTTGATGGACAAGTCGCAAGGAAATGACCATTTGGCTTGAGAAGTCGCCAGAACTCTGAGAACTGAGCAAAGAATAGTTTGTAGTCCCCTTGCTGCCCAAGATGTTCTAGCACTTGGTAGGCATGGATTTCATCAAACTCGTTGTCGGGAAATGGCAATGGCAGAACCATCAAGTCCCACACAACAGTAGGATTATGGTCAGCGTTGTAGTCTAAAGTGGTTAAGTTATCAAAACCAGCTGTTCTATCTGTTGCCATCTTTTTGGTGTGGTTAGAGCCACAACCAATTAAAAGCTCTTTTTTTTGTTTAGTCATACGTCTTCTGTTTTGTAATTAAGCTTGTGATACTGGAAGCGCATGGCTCCCTCCATCTCTAGTTCTTTGAACTGCTCATCAGAAAGAAGGCCAATGACATTGCGTCCCTCAAACCAAATCTCTCTAATGGATTCGTTGTAGGTTGAGTCTTGGTCTTGCTCGTACTCGTAAACAACTGTTACGACTTCGCTACCTGCACCTACTGTTGTGTCAAATTCCCATGTGTTCATAATTTACTCCTGTTAAAAATTAAATCTTACCTAATTGTTTGTGTAATACCATAGGGACTTACCCTAATGTTGCAATCATTCTCAATGCGGCTTCTGGGTTATCAATCCTTGCCAAAGTACCACCAGCCCAATTCTCAAAAAAGTCTGTTTGTAGTTTGGTAAACTTCTTTTTAGAGTTTGTCTTGATCTCAACCAGAAAGGTGTGACCCTTGTATCCAACCAAAAGATCAACTGGCAGACCAATGATCCAGACGTAAGCGCCAGCAGCCCTTAGTGCAGATACGATTTGCTCTTGGTTGGCATCAACTCTGGCGGCTCTTCTCATTTTAGGATTCTCCATGCGGTTGCTGCACACAAGGGGACTTGTCCATTACCAATGGCTTTAAGTCTGTGAACCCTATCGGCCAGCCCATCAGCCACTCTGTCCACATTGGGTTCAATTGACCAGAAGTTGGGTGTACTGATTGACTCAAAGATATTTGCTTGCCAATTGCTACACGCCTTTGTACTGATGGGTTGCTCATATTTCCCCTGTCCCTGTTGTCCGATGCTTGTGGAGTTGGCCACATTTTTACCAACCTCCCCAACCCAACTGAACCATCTTTCCCGTTCTGATTTACTTTTCGTGGCATCCCAGTTTTTGTCTCGTAAAAGTTGTCGTTTTTCCCAATTAAAGATCCTGTTGTTCCATCGCTGGCTACTGGAGTTGGAACAGTGAATCCATATACGCTCTCTTTGATGGGGTGCTCCAACTGAGTTTGCTCCCAGCACTCCCCATTTCGCATCAAACCCCATCGAGGCCAAGTCTCCGAGAACTCTTCCAAGTCCCCTAGAAGTGAGCATTGGTGAGTTTTCCACGAACACGTATCTGGGCTGTACTTCACAAATGATCCTCGCCATTTCTCTCCACATTCCGCTTCTTTCTCCATCAATTCCAGCCCCCCCCCCCCGCTGCGGAGATGTCTTGGCATGGAAATCCGCCAGATACAACGTCAACAATTCCTTTCCACGGCTTTCCGTCAAAGGTTTGTACGTCATCCCAAATCGGGAAAGGCGGGAGAAGCCCGTCATTTTGTCGGGCGCACAGTACGCTTGCTGGGTATGGCTCCCACTCGACTGCACAGACTGTTCTCCATCCAAGGAGATGTCCCCCAAGTATTCCTCCACCAGCGCCTGCGAATAAAGCCAACTCATTCAATTTGTCCTTCTTTCATTCTTGACATATAGGTCCTGACTCGATCTCTTGCGCCTGATCCATAGACCTTTTCGCAACGCTCAAGCCTGGCACGAACAAAATCGTTATCTCTGTTTGACTGCCAAGTTCGGTATATCTCCCTTGCTTCGGCTTTCTCTAAAACAACTCTGTCTCCTGCATTAGATATATTTTTTCTACTGTATGCCATAGGTAGATACCCTACTCATCTAAGTCCCCAGTTAGGATTAACGCTTCACAAATGAGGCGTAAAGGGATCGGAACACCCTCTTTCACTCTGTCTAGCAGTCTCATGGCTTCAAAGTAGTTCATGCTTTTTGCCTTATTTGAGCCATCCTAGCCAACACTTCTAGCGGAATAGGTGCGGCTTTTTTCGCATCCTCTGCAATCTTCAGCAAAGCAGGGTCAGGCTCATTTGATGACGCAACAGTGAGCCTTACTTTGTCCGCAGGGTTTGGTTTAACAATCCACTCTGCTTTTAGACCTTGGCTGCCACGACTGCACCATTCAGCCAAAAACTTCTCTAAAGGCCAACCAAGTATCTTTGCTTCAGCGATAGCACCATTCAAAACAGTTTGGGTAATCGGTGCTTTTTTGCTTTTACGCAAGGCTACCCAATCACCCCAAATTTGTTGAGAAACATCTGGTGGGCAAGCAACGCTAGTTGCCTTCTTCTTTGTCTCTGTCTCTGTCTCTGTCTCTCCCTCTGTCTCTGGGATAGCAACTTGCTTGCACTCTGCTATCACTCCGCTAACAACATTAAAAAAGTCGTTATCAATCAATGGCTTAACTCCATCCTGATATTCTTTTGGCGTGATATGTAAACGAAAGACTAGCTCATCTAGTGAGCCATCAAAAACACCATCTTTTGACTCGCTTGCAAGCAGCCAAAGCATTGGTGCTATCGCTTTGCTTGCAATAGGCAAGCGCATATAAGCCCTGTCGTTTAACAGGTCACGATGAAGTTTTATCCAAGGAGGGCATCTGTCTTTGTAATGTTGAAAGACGGCCCAGTTTTTTGGCTGTAAAAGCATAATTTTTTCCACTTTAAAAGCCACTTAAAAAGAAAGAAACCTCGGCAGGGGAAAAAGTGGGAACCCTTTTCAATGCGCTCATGACTTCGCATCTAGCCGTGTTTCAAAACATTGTATCAAATAAATTGATTGTTGGTAATTTCGTTTGTTGGTTGTCTTCCAAGCAATCTGACAGCTTGGGCGTTCATCACCGCATACTCAGCCTTGGTAAAGATGCCTTGAGCGTTTCTGATGTCAAAAGGGTTCAGCAGATCACGAGGCTCTTCTACCTTTTCAGCCTCAATCATGTGAGGTGCTAGGGTGTACTGAGAAACCCAAGACCTACCCATCTTAATTTTTCCAATTTTTAATTTCTTCTTGTAGCTCATCTTTGTGCAACAAGCTGCAATAGATAGTCTTGGTATGCCAGTTAAATCCTCTATTTGGTAGGAAGTAAGTGGGCCGTTTTGTAATGCTCTGATAACTGATTCTTGGGTCATTTGTAAAGGTTCTCTAGGTTAATTGTTCGGTTTAGATGGAGTTCTAGCGTTCTGGCAAGCAAAGCTGTTACAGCCGCATCAAAGTCCTCTGGTTCGGTTGTATAAGCATCTGCCATTGTTTGAGAGTACCCAAGCAAGGCTTCAGCGCATCTTTTTTCAAGTATTTCAGTTTTCATGCGAGTAGCCTAACATGATAAAAAAGTTGCGTAAATTAGGGAAAACCCCTATGTAAATTCAGGAATCTGTGTGGCACATTATCGGTGTGGGCAACAAAAACCCCACATTTTAATAAACCTATAGGAGTGAATATGAAGACATTGTTTGAACAGTACAGAGATCAATTTGCAGACATTCCGTACTGCTGTTATTGCTTAGAGCCACAGGGCGACAAATGGCATTGCTGCCAAGAAAACCACTTTATCGAGTTTAAAGACTTAGATATTGAGGATCAAAAAGAAATCATTGAAGCTGAATTAGACGAAAATACTTAAGGAAATATCATGGGTGTACATAAAAAACTGATGGAAGCAAGGATTGCCTTGCAAGCGGCTCCACTTAAAAAGTCAGGCCACAACAAGTTTGCAGGGTATCAATACTTTGAACTTGGGGACTTTTTACCTACAATTAATCAAATCTTTTACAAAGTAGGTTTGTGCGGTGTAGTGTCATTTGACAAAGAACTGGCTACTCTGTGTATTACAGACACAGATGATGGCTCACAGATCGTTCTGACAAGTCCTATGGCAGAAGCAAACCTCAAAGGTTGCCACCCAATTCAAAACCTAGGGGCTGTAGAAACGTACACAAGAAGATACCTATGGGTATCAGCAATGGAGATTGTTGAGCATGATGCGTTAGACTCTTCCCCGCCAGTAAAGGAAGACAAGCAAGCCCCTGTGATTACACCAACTCAAGGTGCAATGGATAGCATTCCAGAAGATGAACAGAATTATCTCAGAGAGTTAGCAATGGAATTAATTGCTATCTGCGAGAAGGAAGAACCTAAGACAGCTTGGGTAAAGTTGGAATCAGAGAACCTAGATAGCGAACAAAAAGTCGCTCTATGGACTTTGCTTCCTAGTAAAGTAAGAAGTGCATTAAAGAATGCGAAAGGTTAATATGGAAAAGCGTGATAACAGTGGCGTACTTTTTCGCAACGACAAAAAAGAAATACCAAACCACCCCGATTACAAGGGCAACATCACAGTAAATGGTCAGGACTTCTGGCTATCTGCTTGGATCAAAGAAGGTAAAGGTGGCAAGTTTATGGGCTTGGCATTGTCTCCAAAGGATCAACAAGCTCCACAAAAAGCAAAACCCAAGAGTTCAGGCTTTGATGATATGCCTGATGACATTCCTTTTTGAGTTAATATAAACCCGAGGGGAGAGCTGTGCAAAGGATTTTCCTAGCTTGCGGACGAGCAGTTTTCCTCTCACCCAATAGGAGTTAATAAATGAATGATATTTTTGGAAGCATGAAAGAATCAATGGAAAGATTCTTTGGTACGCCAGCGTTTAAACTGGCTAGAAAAGAAGACCCCACAACGAGCCATCAAGCGGCTCAAGCAGTTGATACCACCAAGCTAGAAACAATGGTCTATGAGGCCATTAAGAGCCATCCAGAGGGGTGTATATCAGATGACATCCTTGGTATGTTCCCAAACTACCCATATTCCTCTATAACAGCAAGGTATCGTGCTTTGTTAGACAAGGGATTTATTGAAGTTTCGGGTGTCAAACGTGGTAAGTTTGGCAGAAATCAACGAATTATGAAGGCCAAGTAATGCTTGAAAAACCACCGCATATAAAGATTAGCTACCCTTCTATTCCAACAGAAGACTTTAAATGGGAATCTGGATCAGACGTTCAAACTCTGTGGAGAAAGCATGGTTGGACTCCACCATCAGAGAATATGACTCCACCACCCCCACCACCACCGCAACCAGTTGAAAAATTTAAAGAACCTTTAAGGAGAGTCAGATGAGCTACGCTGATATAGAAATAAAGATAATCCAATGGGCAGAAGCTCGAAAGATTATTCCTAATAGCAACCCAGAGTCTCAGCTACTCAAGGCTGTCTCTGAGATAGGAGAACTAGCAGATGCCACCATTAAAAAGGACAAAGAAGCTATTGTTGATTCTGTTGGTGATGTCATGGTCTGTCTTATCAATTACTGCGCTTTGCAAGACATCAATCTGGTAGACTGTATGGAAGTTGCGTATGACCAAATCAAAAATCGCAAGGGGATACTATTGCCCAACGGAGTGTTCCAAAAGACACTTGACTGACATAAATTTAGCCTAGTATTTCATTGCAACAATTCGTTGCTTCAGGAGAAACCCATGTACAAATTAGTTATTGATCTTTGCTGGATTGACGATGAGAAAGTTACAGTTGAGTCGCACGACTTTGAAAAAATCACCATCATCCAAGAGTTTATTGCTTTTCAAGAAGAAAATGGTTGGGCGGTTGAATATGAAGCAGTTGACTGTGATGAAGAAGAAACTGAAGAAGAAGAAATCCCACCTTTTGCTTTAAACACTCACGAGCCTTTGTAAGCTACTTTGCCAACAGGTAAAGACCGACATTCGAGAAAGCATAACCCGCATAGACAATAGCCATGTGTGGGTTATCTTTCCATAGCTGTTCACCAGCAATATAGGCGTAGATAGCCCCTGTAAGTATGATTAGCCAGGCACTCAAAATGCACCTACATCAATCACTTCACCCCTAAACTGAATCATGTCCTCATCAAATTTATGGACGAGTTCAGGCCATAAAAGCTGACCATTGAAGAAGTTTAACACCGCAAACCCCGATCTGTGGTTGTTTGGATTTATCTCAGCATAAGTAAATTGTGGGCCATCAGTCTCTGCTAAAGTCCCCGTATCTACACCATATCGAACCCCGTTGTAGTCGCTAAAAGGGGTCACCTTTAGGCTATGAAGGTGTCCAGTGATAATTGACACACCAGCGTTTACTGTATTGTTGTGAGTAGCATGGATTCCACCTTTATATCTGTGCTTAACAACACATTGCTCGGTAGGCCATACTGCCCAACAGAAATCCCAATCTGGGATATGGTCTGTCAGCTTAAACCCTAGAACCTCTTTAAATTGTGGTGCGTGTTGCGCTAAACGATTGCCAAACCGAATATCGTGGTTTCCCCATGTAAACAGTAGCTTTACATTGTGTCTGGCAGTTTTAGCAACTTCCTCTATCTCATCTAGCGCACCCTGACAAGCCTTAAGTTCTTGAATGACAGAAGTCTGCGGTTGGTCAGTTACATCATGGCGAGATATAGAAGCCCCATCAAAGGCATCCCCGTTACATATCACCGCCTTGGGTTTGAACTGTTCTATAGCCCATAGAAGCCCTTTAAAGGCAGTTGTACGTTGACCAGGTATGAAGTGGGCATCTGAGAACACAATTACACACCCGTCCAGCATCCCAAGTTCTATTTGTTTTAAAGGAGAGAAAGATTTAGGCTTGTTTTTATCGTATTTAACACCACGATGGTCAATTGCGGGAAGTGCCATGTTGTATTGTTTTTCAATCCACCTTCTGCGAAGATGAGTTGCTCTAACACTTATTCCAAGATGCTCTGCTACTCTTGTTGCAGATTGAAGTTGACCCCATAGTTGGATAAACTCGGTATCAGTACACGTTTCGTTATGTCCACTCATCAGGAATCCTTAGATAATAACTTTTCTAGTAGATTGATGACCCTATGTTCTTGCATTTCAACCTCATCTTGAGATGATTTTGGGTCTTGTGCCACAGTCATTAAATCGTGCAGAAACACATGAAGCAACTCATGTAAAGCAGTCTGATCCAGAGACTCAGGTGTGATCTTCTCAGCACCAAAGTCACCTAATCTGTAAGTAGCCAACCTAGCGGCAGAATTAAACTCCACAGAAGCCATAGCAGCCTTTGCCGCTTTGCTTCCCTTCTCTATTCTCCAATCACCCAAACTCAAAATTTGCTGCCATTTTCTGACACTTTGTGCAAACAGTTTTGTATCTTCTGGCTATGGAATGGCTAAAGAAGTCTTAAAACTAGGTGATATTTACCTTGGTGGCATGACTCCAGAGCAAGCCCAGACACAACCTGTTAAGAACATACTTGAAGGCGCTACATACGAAGCGG